GAGGGGAGATAGATCCGCTCGATGCCGTTCTCGTTGACCCGCGTCCAGCCGCCCGCCCAGTTGTCCGTGCCGGCGGCGTTGCCGCCCAGATACCGCCTGCGCCATTCGTCCTCGGTGATACCGAGGGTCGACGAGTCGCCGCGGGCGACGGCCTCTTCGTAGGCCTTGGAGAGGTCGGACGCGCTCTGGCCCCACTGCTGCTCGTTGTAGCTGTCGAGCAGGTTCTGGTAGTTGTTTCCGTTGCCGCTGCTGTAGCCGAAGCCCAGCGCATGCTTCATCTGGCCCCAGCCCTCGCTGATGTGGCCGGTGCCGAAGTTGATGACGCCTTTGAGCAGCTCCGCCGCGTCGGCCATGAGCGCCATGACCTTTGCCAGCGGCTGCAGCGCCTTGGTCAGCGCCGGGACGCGGTTGTTGGACAGATCGGACATGGGATTGAGGATGTCGCCGACGGTCTCAAGCAGCATGCCGAAGGCGTCGACGATGCCGGAGTCCTTGATGGCCTTGCCGCCGTCCTTGACCATGCTGGTGACGTCGCCGTAGAATTCTTCGAGGTACGGGGCAAACTCGACGGCCAGCTGGTTTTTGACGCCCTCCTGTGTCTTCTGCAGGCGCTGATAGGCGTCGTCGACTGCTCCGAGTGCGGAAAGCGCCTCGTCGTCGAGCACGTAGCCCATGTTATGGGCTTCGTCAGCGTAGGCCTTGAGTGTTTTCGATCCCTGGATGATCAGCGGATTCAGATCCTGCGCGGAGCGTCCAAAAATGTCCATGGACATTGCGTCCCGCTCGGTTTCGTTTTTCACCTTTCCGAGCGCGTCGATTGTCTCATAAAAAACGTCGTTCGCATTGCGCATACTGCCGTCGGCGTTGGTGACGGAGATGCCCAGGGCGTCAAACGAGTCCTTCGCGTTTCCGGTGCCGTTCATGGTGTCCTGCATGTTATTGGTCAGTTTACGGAGACTGCCCTGCAGGGTGTCGACAGAGACGTCGATCAGCTCGGTTGCGTAGGAAAACTCCTGCAGCTGCTGTGTCGATTGCCCGGTCTGCATGGAAAGCGTGATGATGTTGTCGGCAAAGGCAGCGGACTCCTTCGTCATGGAGATCATGGCTTTTTCTGCTTTGATGATCGCCGCCGCGACGGCAGCGAAGCCGCCAGCCAGCGCCAGTGACTGCGCATCGAGGCTCCCCATTGCGTTCATGGAGGACTTCATGCCGTCCGGCAGCTGAATGCCGAGCTTGGACGTCAGGCCATTCACCACGTCGCCGAGGTTGCCCATCTCCTTGCTGGAGTCGGCGATCTTCTGCTTGTTCTCGTCAAACTGGTTGTTGAGATTGTTCAGCTCAGCCTCTGCGTTGTTGAGGCTGGTCTGCCACTGCATGGTGCGCTTGTCTGCCTCGCCATATTTCTCGGCGGACTGCTGCAGGGCGGCACGCAGATACTCGATCTTTTCGGTCTGCGTGGAGATCTTGCGCCCGAGCACGTCGTTTTTGGCGCTCAGCGCCTCGACGCTGTCGGCGTTCTGCGCGTAGGCGGACTGCACCTTGCGCATCTCCGAGTCCAGCACCTTCATGCCGCTGCCGATCTCGGAAATGGCCTGCTTGTATTCTTTTTCGCCCGAAAGCGTAAATCTTGTGTTGATGTTTGGCATATTATGTGCCTCCGTTGATGTAGGCGGACAGGCTCTGCGGCTCTTCCGGCTTTTTTGGCGGCTCCAGCGCGTCCAGCAGGAGCGTCAGGCGGTGCGGGCTCATGGTCTTCCAGAAATCCCGCTCCGGCAGGCGCAGCCGGAACAGCCACATGGCGAGGAAGCCGGGGAAATCAAAGCCCAGCTGCTTCGGTTTCCCCGGCGGTGTCAGTTTTTTTCGTCTTCCGACGTTTTTTCACCGGGTGCTCCCTCCGGCGGTGCGACTGCGGCCTGGATCAGCGGATAGATCCGCGTCCCGGCCTCGAGCGTCTGGTGCATGGTGAGCTTCCGTCCCAGCTGCTTGCTGGTAAAGCGCAGCGGAAGGTCGTTTTCGTCGGTGATGCCCTGCGTGTCTGCGGCGTCTGTCAGCATAGCGGCCAGGAAGGCCAGCGTGCTTTTGAGGCCGTGCGCCGTATTCAGAGCGCGCAGCAGATTGCCGCCGTATTCGTCCTGCACGTCGGCAAGGACGTTCATGTTGCAGGAGAGCCGGTAGACCCGGCCCTCGAATTCGTAGTCAACGGTTTTTATCTTGGTTGTTTCCATCACTAGCCTGTCACCCCCAGTTTCGCGTCGATCCAAGCGATGGCCTCTGCCTCTGTCGCAAGCGTCGCGCGGGATAGCATTTTCTTCTTTTCGGTGTCGTCTGGAAGGAATTCACCGGATGTCGTCGGCGTGGAAAACTGGATATTCTCGCCCTTGGTCTTGAGGCTGTAGCCCGGAGGGCCGAACATCGTCTTGTGGATAAAAAACGCTGTGAATTTCGTCACGCCGTCGATCTTGTCGGGCGCGTATGCCCCGTAGCCGACGTAATTGGCGTTGTCCTTGCCGGTGTATACCACCTCGTCGTTGTCCGTTTCGGCGGTGCAGCCGAACATAAGCACCTCCGCGTCCTTTTTGATGTACTTTGTGCCAACGGAGATCGTGCCGCCGGTCGGCTCGGATTCTGCGTACAGGCGGCCCTCCGCAAAGCGCAGATCGATGTTTACATTCATCGCGTCGCCGAGCGCGACCGGCGTAGCATACGAGATCACGCCGTTTGTATTCTGGTATTTTGCGACTTTCATGCCGCGCAAGTCAAACTGAGGCATTATAAAAGTCCCCTTTCTTTCAGCTTTTGTGTAAGGATCTTTTCGAGCTCCGCGTTTACGCGCTTCTGCGCGTTCCTGACGCCCTTTGTCCAAAAATAAGTTCCTGTGATCTGCCCGTACTCCTTTGCGCGGCCGTAATTCAAAACAAAAAGCACGGTTGCCCTTCGCGTTCCGTGCTCGTTTTTGCCGACTGCGGTGATGGAGATGTACGGGTCTCCGTTTTTGTCGCGTTTGATGGTTTTGCGGTATTTCACGCTGGATGCATATGCCTCGGTCTGAAACCCGCTCGTCTTTACCATTTTTTGCAGTTCCTCGACGATGATATCCCCGGCGGCGTACAGGAGCTCCTGCTGCATGTCCTCATCAAAAACATTCGCTTTTTGGAGCGTGGCCATGAGCTCGTCGACACCGGTGATGGAGATGTTAGCCATAGGCTGCGCCCTCCGTCTCGGCGATGAGCGCGATCTGCGTGCGGCCCGTCTCCTTGTCGTAGGTTTCCATGTCGACGGTCGCGATGTAGCCTGCTGTCTCCAGCGCGGCTTTTACGCTCTTTAAAAGCCCGGCGGCAAATCCCTCGGCAAATATGGAAACGGCGTACTGCACGCCGGTCTCGGCCTCTCCGCCCTCGGCGTAGATCTGGCCGGACTGACCGAGCAGCTGATAGGTGATGTAGGTTTCTTCTCCGCCCTTGTACGGCGGGTGGCAGACCGGTACGCCCAGGTCTTCCAGCGCCTCATAGATCATCATGGGCCGTCCCTCCGTTTGCAGGTCAGCTCTATCTCTTCCGTCTCCGCGCCGTAACTCCGGACGACGTCAAAGACGTCCGAGCCGCAGGTGAGCTGCTGCTCGCCGCCGTACTCCGCGCTGTGCATGCGGAATATCGCGTCTGTGCGCTTGCCGGCCTGTGCGGCCTGGTAATACTCGGCGCGGTTGACGGACTTGCGGGCAGCCCAGACGGTTGTCTCGCGTTCGAGCTTTTCGGTGGTCTGCCCGCTCACGATGGGGTAGGACAGCAGGCGCAGCGTGATCTGCGTGTCAAAGATCACAGCACGCGCCCCCTCCCTCGGCGTCCGGCGAATAGTCGTCGGACAGGCCCATCGCGTCGCGCAGCTCCTCAAAGCACGTCTTCCATTCGTCGCCGCGGCCGCAGAAGTCATGCTGCCAGCGGACGAAGGCTCGGACGGCGTCTTTGACCAGCGGGTCTTCGTCCGCCCCCTCCGCGCCCGCAAGGTGCAGGCGCAGGAGGCAGGCGTCGATCTCGTCGGCGAGCTCGTCGTCAAGGGCGTTGGTGGTCAGCCGCAGGGCGGTTTTTGCAACGTTGATCAAAGCCATTGGTTACCCCTCCCTGTTGGCCGCGCGCCGTCAGGCCTTCTTCTTGGTCAGCGTGACGAGACTGTTCTTATCGACCACCTTGCCGTCGACAAGTGCCAGCGCGACGGTGACCTCGTCGTCGGTCGCGTTGTCGGTGTACTTGCGGAAGGTCATTCCCAGATTTTCGTTCCAGAGGTAGTCCTTGAAATCAAAGATAAAAGCAAAGATCGTGTCCGCGGTCACGCTCGCCGCGAAGGACGGCAGATAATCGCCGACGAGGACGACCTCGCGGCCAAATAGGGAATAAACGGGCTTTCCGTTCATGCCGTAGTTGGTGCGGGCAATAGGCTGACCATCGCTGTCAACCATGCCGACGATCTGCTCGAAGAACGTTTTCTTCGTCATGCACCAGACCGCGCCCGCGTCATATGCCTGCGGCACCGCGGCCTCGGCTGCGGTGATGTCCTTGTAGGTCAGCGCGGTCGTCGCTGCGGCAATGTCGATGTTCTGGCCGGTCACGGCGGTCTCCTTGGTGATGCCCTTCGGCTGGCCGGAGCCGGAGCCGCTGATAATGGCCTGTTCCTCGGCCTTGACCATGGCCTCGGCGACGTTGGCGACAAACTGCGACTCAAACATCGGATAGGTCACGATGGAGACCTCAAGCGACATGGAGATC